ATTATACCATCATACCAAACGTCAATAGTTTTTGAGACCTTTTCAAATCTTCCATCTTCCATCATTTCTGGTGGTGGATTAAATTGGTCATCTTTCTCTATCATTTTTTTAGCTCCACTATCTGTAACCTTTTTCTTATAAACCATTTTCTTTGTGGTTTTATAATTAAAATACATTAAGGTTACTGTGTCTCTATAAAAAATATCGTTTTGTTGATACTGTGCTGTGTTGTAATAATCATACCAGCTCTGACTGTATTTAGATATTTTATCTAAATCATCATTAGTCAAACTCTGGTCTATTTTAAGTAGCTCCGTAATTGGAACTACTTTTATTTCACCCCAATAAAAACAATCTTTAAAATAAGGATCTTCTGTATAGCTATAAACAACATTAGCTGGATCAACATAATCTAATTGAACACCTTGTCCTGGCAAGAATTGATGTTTTGCCATACTAACTCCAAGAGTCATTAAATCGTAATCACATCTTTTTCTAATTTCTTGATATTGGTTTTTATTTAAAATCGTATCAATTGCTTCTTCTGCAGCTATCTCTATTGCTGGTTTGTACTTCATTTGCATAAACAACTGAAGTTCTTCGTCATCATTAGGAAGTTCAGATTCTTCTGTTTGAAAAACATTAACTCCAAAGTCTTGTTCGATTTGTTGAAATAAAGGTCGAGCTATCATCTCACCTTCTATTTGTTTTTGAAACTCATTTCTTTTTTCAGCCGACATTGCGTCTTCCGCAAATGCTTTTACTTTAAAAAGTCGGTCATTCAATCCATTAACTACTATGTCTACAAATTTGGGAATAACAGGAACTGGTGTCCAATCTAAATTTAAGTAACTTAAATCTCCGTCTACTGCAATTTCGTTTTTATATTTAGATACAGATTGTTCTCCACGAGCATAAAGTCTAAGTCTGTTAAACTCTCCCCATTGATTAAAAAATCTACATGTACTATTATCTTTTCTAAACCACTCGTACTGTATCGCCTGCCCTACTTGTAGGCCGTACTCCATGGTATCTTTTTGTGCGTCAGTAACAAACTGATCAGGAAAAGCGGCTTGATTAATTTGTATATTTACCTCTTTCATCTATTATTTATTCTACTGCGAGAATCAGTGTTGTTATATGTTGCAAATTTAATGCTTATTTTCGTCTTTTCTCTTGACGGTGTATATAAGTGTTTTTGGTTAGCCATTATAGCTAATCCAGAGCTTATAGAAGCATCAAATTTTGTTCTATTATTTATGTCAAATTTTGCCCAATCTTCTAATGTTCTTTGAAAATAAGTATCACCCATATCTCCTTCTGTTCTATAAATACCACCCATATCTAATCCTACATATTTTTCTATATACGACTCAATAGCAGACGCATGTGATTGCTTTACATCTTCAGAAGTGTTTGGTATACCTCCTAATTCTTTTTCAGTCTTAGAAAGCTTAGAGTAAGCTTTATCTGGTCTATTAAGACAAAAGCCTCTATACCCTCTATTCTTAAAATGATATAACAAACGAGGTTTATTATTTTCACATAATATTGGCATACCAAAAAAAACACATGCCATTAAAACTTCTTCAAAAAATATTTCAGCTGTTTGAGGTCTGGCTATGTATTCTAAAAAGAAATGATTACTTGGTATCTCTTCCATAGAAAACTTAGTTAAACCATGCAAAGAACCATTAGACCCTTTACCTACAACAACACCTGAAATATCATAAGAATCGCAACCAAACGAACCTAAATGTTCGTTTCCAGGAAAAAACCTGCCATTCTTTTTTATAACATTATTTTGTAATGCTACTTTTGGCATGTAAGTTACAAAAAATCTACCTCTTTTATTTGGTGTCCAAATAACCTTAGTATCTTTAATCCCATCTTTCCAACTAAACGAACCTTGTGTTATAAAATGTTCTTTAATTAAAGAGTCGTTGTAATCTATTTGTTGGTATATCTTTGTTAAATTAAAAATAGATTGTTTACTTTCATCTCTAAATGCATGTGATTCTGTACGAGGAAATTGTCTGTAAAATTCATTTAAAGCGTCTGGATCTGAATTTAAAGAGTTTACTTCATTTTCCCAATAATTAATTGCTCCTTGATTTATTATTTCATCATCAATCCCCCTTACTGGTTTTTCTGGATTATCTAAAACAGGCATACCATACTGATCTATAAAGCCTTCCATATTCCATTCCATCGGAACGAAAAGGGAATATAATCCACTTTTAGTTTGACCATTTGAGTTTCTCTTTGAAACATCAGAATCATAAAAAAGTTGTTTAAAATTTCTACCTCCTTTATCTAAAGCATTTGATGTAGACCCCATCATACATTTGCCTATAACTTTACTTCCTAATCTTAAACAAGTCTTTGTAACCCTCCAGTTATTTAATATATTATCAGGTCTTTCCCATTTTCCAGATTCATCATGAACAAGTAATTTTAATTTTTCACCATCATAACTGTTATCGCCTGTGTTTTTCCAATCAATAGTTGTGTCTAATCCCTCAAGTTGTTCTTCTTCATCTATTACAAACATATTTTTTTTTGTAATTTTTGCAGCAGGAACTCTATAGGCTAATTCAGTTTTTGGTTTATCCATACCATCTTGTATGGGTTTAAAGAAAAAAGGATAATTATTAGAAATAGGAACAACTTTATCAGTAAACATTTTTTTAGCATCTGAACCTGTTTTAGATAAAATTCCTACACGTGCATCTTTTGCAAGAGTTGCTAAGTTCACACATTCTTCAGAACCCATATATGAAAATCCTGAACGTCTAATTTTTAAATAACAAATACCAAAACTTCTTTTGTCAGCTTTACAAGCTTCCCAGTATAAGTAAAATATTCTATTAGCTTCACGAAAGTCTGGTAAACCGACATCAATTTTTGTCCATTGAAGATACATATAATGAGATCCTGTTATATATGTGGGAACTCCGTTATTATAAAACCAATAACCCAACTCTCTTCTATTAAATTCTTTTTCTATATAATCAACCCACTGTTCTTTAAAACTATTAGGCATTGAATGCCACTGAAATATAGTAGATATTCTTTTTAGTGTTTTAGAATACTCTGAAGCCTCCCAATATTGCTTTGACTTTTCAGATGATCTTTTATATATTTCTTTTGGAGTATTTGGAACAGCTACTTTTAAGTTGTTTATATTATATATATCTCCTATTGTTCCGTCACGAGATATAATAACCATATCGTATTTTTCATTATAACCATATTGCCAAGACCTTTTACGGTTTTTTAAAACCCTGGCTTGTTTTGGCACAACACTGTTTACTTTTATATATAAACTATTTTGATTTTGATTCTGCAAATCCTTTAGGTAAATTATTTGTTTTTCTTTCTATTCCATTGATTTTATCTTCTTCTTCTTCAATACGTTTTAAAATATCAAACGCATCAAATATTGCAAGTTTTTTAGTTGCAGCTGCATTTTTTAATCTATCAGCAGCAAGTTCATCTTCAGGATCACCAGTAATAATTTTTTCATTAGCAACTTTAATTAGGTGCTTTACAGCCTTTTCACCTGCTTGAATTATTTGTATTTTTAAACTTACTATATCCATTACTTAAATTTATAAAACATTACAAATACTTTACGTCCTTCTTCCCAAGATTTATTAGGATATTTACTATGAAAATAATTAGATGGATAAGAAACTAATCTATTTTCTTCATAACCAACTACCGTACTTAATCTCCATTTATTTAAATCTTCTGAATCTAATTTAAGTATTTCATCATACTCATCATCAGACATATTTTTTGGCATTTCTTTTCCATAAATATCGTGTTCCCAAAAAGCCGTTCCATTTAATTCTTCTAACTCTCTTGGTGATAAATATAATACTATAGCCCTATCAGGTTTCTGACCTTTAATATTCAAGTCTGAATGAATACCCCAAGTTATATCTAATTTATCCGTAGATACTCTAAAAAAACTTAGTATGTTTTCTAATTCTCTTTCTTCTCTTTGTTGTAAAATATCTAAAATAAAATAATCAAAATCTTCATTAGATTCTAAAACATAAAAATCCTTACCACCAGATATTTTCTTTTGGAAAGGATTATCTAAATATTCTTTAATTATTTTTAAAAAATCTTTATCTATAACATCATCTAATATATAAATCATAGTTTTATGGTTATATTATCAGTGTACATTCTGTATAATAAATCTCCTTCTATAACAAATTCATATTCACTAAAAGGCTCATAACAAATTTGATCTCCTTTTTTTAAACCAAGTTCTTCTAATTGTTTATTTAGATAAACTAACTCTCCTTGTAAAGGTTCGTTTTTAACACCACTACCTACAATATAAGAATCTTTTTTTGCAATAGGTTTTACAAAACAATATTTATCAAAAGCATTCCATTTATTATTTTTTTTATAGAGAAAAAATTGATCAAAATCTACAATAAATAAATCGTCTTTAATCCAGCTTCTACCGCTTTTTTGCCTACCATACATATCATTATAATATTTAAAAACATTATGATGAACTAATATAGTATCTCCAATAGAAACCTCACCCTTATAATTTATTGGAACATTTACTACTTCTGCAAATCTATTTGAAACTGTATGATCTTCTTCAGAAACACTAATGATTAATTCTTTATCACCATAGTTTCTAATATTATCATATCTTCTGCCATTTACTGGCTTTACTATAAATGAATATGGGGATTGCATTAAAAGTTTATATTATATTCCAAAGATATAGGCATAGTCATTTTAAATTCTTTCCAAAGCAATACCTCATCTCCGTTCATAATCCATATTTTATATGAATCCATAACTTTATCGTGTTGTATTAAATGAATAGCATATGATCCACCTAAAACCTCTTGGCCAACAATATAATGCATTGCGCCAGATTTATAATCTGATCCTATGGAGATTTTTCTTATGTCCAATTTATTAAATTAAAATGTAGACCCTGTAGTCAAAACTCTATAATAAACATTAATAAACATTTTTCCATCTCCTTGCGAAGGATTGGCTGATGTTTTTAAGTTTAAAGCTTGTCCAGGGGATAGGGTTACAGAGTTACCGCTTCCTACCATAACTTTAGCAACATTATTAGCAGCACTATTTACAGATGCTTTAGGCAAAGTTCCCATTAACACAGAATTATAATCAAATGTTAAGTCATTTCCAAAATTATAAACTGTTGTTCCTGGAACAAAATTAATAGAAATAGATAATATATCTATAACCTTGTCTGATCCAGGAGATGCAATTAAAACTTTAGATGTAGAAGCTAAGGTTTGTAACTGTGCTGATGTAACCTCTACATGAGCCACCAACGTATCTATCCCAAAAAATGATTGTAGTTGACTAACAGTACAAGACTTAGTCATTAACTGGTTTTCTTTGTCAGTTAAAATTAAATAATCACCTAAATCTAAATTTAGTATTTCTGGATATGCCGTTGTG